TGATGCTGATCGACTCCTTGAACCAGAGCGTCGGCAAGGTCTACACCCCGGCCTGCCCCAAGACCTTCGGCGGCCAGGAATACGCCGGCTGCGGGGTCGCGCTCGGCCCCATCACGGTCACCGGCACGATCACGGCGGTCACCAGCAACAGCGTGTTTCGCGACGACACCCGCACCGAGGCGCCTGACTGGTTCGGCGAGGGCACGATCGCTTTCACCAGCGGCGCCAACGCGGGCTTGAAGCCGCTCGAAATCAAGACCTATGTCGGCGTCAACAGCAAGAGCATCACCGGCATCACCAAGGCCGCCAGCGCGGTCGTCACCGTGGGCGCGCATACCTTCGTCGTCGGCGACGTCGTTGCGTTCGCCGGCGTCTCCGGCATGACCCAGATCAACGGCCTCACCGGCACGGTCACGGCGATTGCTGCCACCACGATCACGGTCAACATCAACAGCACGGGGTTTTCCACCTGGACCAGCGGCGGCACCGCGGCGCTGCTGGCCGGCGGCATCACCACGCACGAGGCGTTCCATTACCCGGTGGTGGTGGGCGACGCCTACACGATGATCCCGGGCTGCCGCAAGCGCCAGGAGGACTGCCGCGACAAGTGGGAGCCGATCCTGTTGACCGGCAAAGGCAACATCGACAACTTCGGCGGCTTCTCCTGGGTGCCAACGCAAAGCACCTACAGCAAGGTGGGCGGCACATGATCACCGCGTCCGCGATCATCGCCGCCGCGCGTGAGTGCCTCGGCACGCCGTTCATGCACCAGGGCCGCATCCTCGGCCGCGCGCTCGATTGCGCCGGCGTCGCCGTGCACGCCGCGCGCAGCTGCGGGCAGGACGTGAGCGAGCCCGCCGCCTACGGCCGCCTGCCCAACAACGCCATGCTCGAATGGTGGCTCGAGCAGCAGCCCTTCCTCGAGCGCGCTGCCCATCCCGCGGCAGGCGACCTGCTGCTGATGCGATTCACCGGAGAGCCGCAGCACCTGGCCGTCTACACCGGAGAAAACATCATCCACGCCTACCAGGCTGTCGGCCGCGTAGTCGAGCACATTCTCGACGACAAGTGGCGCCGCCGCATCGTGCGCGCCTACCGTTTCCAGGGCATCACTTATGAGTAGCGTAGGGCAGGGCCTCGGCGGCCTCGTCGGCGGTGTAATCGGTTTCTTCGTCGGCGGGCCGCAGGGCGCCTACTACGGCGCCCAGGCCGGCATGATGATCGGCGGCGCGATCGACCCGCCCAAGGGCCCCACGATCAACGGCCCGCGGCTTGATGATCTGTCGGTGCAAACCAGCACCTACGGCGCGCCCATCCCGCGCAACTACGGCACCATCGCGCAAACCGGCAACGTCTTCTGGTTGCAGGGCGATGCGCTGACCGAAGTCCAGACCGTTACCGAAAGCGGCGGCAAGGGCGGCGGCCCGGTCAGCACCACCAACACCTGGAGCTACTACGCCACCTTCGCGGTCGGCCTGTGCCAGGGTCCGATCGACGGCGTGCGGCGGATATGGATCGGCGGACAGTTGTGGTATGACGCCGGCAGCGACGACCTCGCCACCATCGTCTCCAGCAACCAGAAGTCCGACCTGTTCACGCTCTACCTCGGCACCGATACCCAGACCTCCGACCCGCTGATCCAGGCCGACAAGGGCGTCGCCAATACGCCAGCCTATCGCGGGCTGGCTTACATCGTGTTCGACGCGCTGCCGCTGGAAAAATACAGCAACAGCCTGATGGGGGCGCAGGTCAAGGCCGAAATCGTCGAGACGGGGAGTTCGAACTATCTGCTGCAGGCGGTCGATGCATATCTTGAAACGGCGTATCCGATAGCGCATGCATATGACGGCAGATATGCCTACATCTGCAACGCGACCGATCTGTCTGTAATCGATACCGTAAATGCCTCCAGCCTCAGAAAAGCCGGGTCGGTTACCGTTGCGGCTTATGGAGTTGCGATCAACAACAGCACGGCCTATCTCGTCGGGTTCAATGACACCCTGAAAATTTACGACGTGGGCAACCCGGCGGCAATATCGCTGATCGGCAGCGCGAGCATTCCGGCAAAAAATTTCAAATACGCTGCCTATTACAGCAATTTTGTCTATTGCTCAGGGGCCGATAGCAAGCTCTATGCGTTCGACGTCTCGGACCCGACCGCCCCGGTGGCGACAGCGGTTTCAATTTCCGGCGCCTACAACAACATGGTGGTGGCGGGCGCCTATCTCTACTGCACGACCGGCGCGGCGCTCAATGTTTTCGACCTGGCGACGCCCGGGAGCCCGGTGCTTGTCGGAACGGTGGCGAGCGCCTATTCCTACGACGTGCAGGTGGTCGGAAGCTATGCCTATGTCGCTTGCAAGGGGGTTTCCGGAGGCGATTTCCATATTTTCGATGTCAGCAACCCGGCTTCTCCAGCGCTGGTCGGCAGCGCAAACAACGCGGTCACGCCGCTGACTGGCGTGGCGGTCGATGCCGATGCGGAATATGCCTATCTGGTGGGGCTCAACAACCATACGCTCTATGTCTATGACATCCGCACAAAATCCAGTCCTACGGTCGTGACGTCGCAGGCCGCCGGTCTCAACATGCGCGGAGTCATCAAGGGCGCGGACTACATCTATACCATGGACGATACTGCTCCGCTCAGGAGTTGGGTGTTCTCCGGCGCCATTATTTCATCGGGTTCGGTATCGCTCGGCGACATCGTCGAGGCCGAATGCCTCACCAGCAACATCCTCACCGCCGGCGATCTCGATGTCACCGCGCTTACCGACACCGTGCGCGGCTACCGCGTCGCCCAGCTCGGCGCGATCCGCGGCGCACTCGATCCGCTGCGCGCGGCGTTCCCGTTTGACGTGGTGCAGCACGGCTACCAGATCAAGTTCGTGCGCCGCGGCGGCGCCAGCGTGGCCACCATTCCCACCAGCGCGCTCGACGCGCGTGCGGCCGGCGCCTCGCCCGGCGTGCAGGTTACCGACGCGCGCGAGATGGACCTGATGCTGCCGCGCAAGGTGGCGGTGAACTACGTCGACGTCACCCGCGAATACGAAACCAACCAGCAGTCCTACGAGCGCATCAACACCGACGCGATCAGCGAGCGCGCGGTCGACCTGCCCATCGTGTTCAGCGCCGCCGAGGCCGCGCAGACCGCCGAGATGCTCACCTATCTGTACTGGATGGAACGCCACGACGTCGCCTTCGTGCTGCCGCCCGAATACGACGACCTCGAGCCGGCCGATGTGATCACGATCACCGGCACCGATGCCACCTGGGAACTGCGCCTGCTCTCCACCAACACGCTGCCCGACGGCCGCATCGAATGCCGCGCCAAGTACAACAAGGCCGCGATCTACACCCCAGTCGCGCGCGGCGAGGAAGGCCAGTCCACAGGTGGACTTTTAACGCTATCGGGTCCGTGCGTCTACAGCCTGCTCGACATTCCGCTGATGCGCGATGACGACGACACCGCCGGCTTCCCGGTTGCCATGGCCGGCTACCTCAGCGGCTGGCCCGGCGGCATCCTCTACCGCAGCGACGACAGCGGCCAGACCTGGACAGACCTGCGCGCGTTCGCGCCCGGCGCGGTGATCGGCTACGCCACCACCAGCCTCGCGGCCCACGGCGGCACCGTCTATGACTTCGCCTCGACGCTCGCGGTGCGGCTGTATTCCGGCACGCTCTCGAGCGTGACCGAGGCGCAGCTCTTCGCCGGGCAAAACTGGTTCTGCTACGGCGCCGACGGCCGCTGGGAGATCATCGCCGCGCGCACCGCCACGCTGCAGGGCGATGGCAGCTACGTGCTGCAGGACTTTCTGCGCGGCCAGCACGGCACCGAGTGGGCCACCGGCCTGCACGCAGCCAACGACACGCTGGTGCTGCTGTCCGCCACCGCGCTGTCGTTCATCAGCGTCAACGCCAGCAGCATCGGCAGCGCCAAGACCTACCGCGCCATCACCACCGGCAAGGCGCTCGACAGCGATGCCGATCTGTCGTTCACCTACACCGGCGTCAACCTCAAATGTCTGAGCCCGGTGGCGCTCACCGGCAACCGCCACCCCAGCACCAACGACTGGACGCTGACCTGGACCCGCCGCAGCCGCTACCCCGGCTGGCGCGACTACGTCGACGCCGCGCTCGGCGAGGCCAGCGAATCCTATGAGATCGAGATTTACAGCAACGGCACCTACACCACGCTCAAGCGCACGCTCACCGCCAGCAGCGCCACCGCGGCCTACACCAGCGCTCAGCAGGTCACCGACTTCGGCAGCAACCAGGCCACGCTCTACCTCAAGGTCTACCAGCTTTCCGCCACCGTCGGCCGCGGCTACGCGCTGACGCAATCCATCACGAGGTAACCCATGGCCGACTCCACCGCCAAACTCACCCAGCTCACCGCCGCCCAGGCCGGCAAGGAAACCACCGTCAACGAACTCATGGCCGCGCTGTCGATCGGCAGCCCGCTCGCGCGCCGGCAGTCGTCGTCCGGGCTGAGCTGGGACTACTACGGCGTCGATCGCTGGTACGTCAACGCCACCGCCACTACCAAGGCCAACACCACGCTGACGCTCACCGCCAGCGGCACGCGTTACGTCGCCGCCGACCGCTCGCTCGCCGTCACTGACAACGCAACTGCGTTCCCGGCCAACAAGCTCGCGCTGTACAAGGTCGTCACCGGCACCGCGACGGTGACCAGCTACGAAGACCACCGCGACCTCCACCACATCAACCGCTTTCTCTACGGCCGCTTCACCTTGGCCATGGCTGACGCCAACAAGACGCTCACCTACGAACAGGCCATGGCCGAATCGATGGAGCTCACCGGCGCGCTCACCGCGCTGCGCGACGTCGTCGTCCCGCTCGTCCCGCGCGCCTGGACCGTCTACGCCAACACCAGCGGCGGGTTCGGGGTGCGCGTCATCGGCGCCAGCGGCACCGGCATCACCGTCGCAGACGGAAAGCGCGCGATTGTGGAATGCGATGGAACCAATGTCGTGAGAATCACCGCCGATGTCTGAAAACCGGCCCGCCAGGATTGGCGTGGTGCGGTTTTTTTGGGTGGGTTGGGGGGGTATGGCTATATGAAGTAAAACTTCCGGCGTACATGCACGCCGTTAACCCATCCGGTCAACCACTCCGTGCCATCTGAATCGACGAAAATACCGTCTTCGTCCTTTTGAAATAGTGCTGTAGGTGCTGTGTTCATCGTCTGGATACGCACTTTCTTGTCTCCGACAAGATGCTCGGTATAGCCGAATTCTGGAGTTGCAATTGGCAATGCCATCAGTTCATCGTGTGTCACGTCATGCTTCCTCTCACGTCTCCCAGCGCGATCCTGGCTGCCGGCGCAAATCGACTTCTACGCGGCGCAGGTATTCAGGCGATCGGCTAGAAATGTTCGTTATCTCGATGTTGTGCACATTAAGGCCATCCACGTAGCATCCTGTGCGCTTCTCCAGGTCTGAAAGAAGCATTGCAATCTTCCGCTCAACCTCAAAAACAAGTGCTTGCTGTTCTTTGTCGTCCATCATCTTCTCCTCAATCACTCCAAAATCCCGCCCGTTTCCCTGTCCACCCTGATCCGCGTCACCCCGCCCCCGCGCGCCGCGAGTTCGATGTCGATCACCTGCCCATCCTCGACGCCGGCCGGATCGCCGCGCGCATCTGCTCGAGCAGCCTGGGCTTCTGCTGGGTGTCGCTTAACGTGCGCGACGTTGTCGCGTTTGGTTTTTCGAGCGTGAGCATTGGCGCGGCCCTCCAGGTTTCGTGGTTGAGTTAACCGACATTGCCTGTCGGAGAATTTAAGTTCGGCCTCAAGCAGCGCGCGGCCATGCCTTCGCCTCCATTCCGTCGAGCAGGCAGCCGCCGTCTTTCGGGCGCTTTCCACCCCACTGCTTGAAGTGAAACGCCACTCCGTCGCGGGCGCACAGGTCGCCCAGACCACGCACCCATGCGGCGTCCATCGGCCGCGCCTGCGGACCGCTCTCGCCGCCAGCAATCAGCCAGTCAATGCCGTGCAGGTCAACGTCTCCCACATCCTCCAGCAGCGGCTCGGCGCTCACGAAGTGGATGCTCGCCGGCACTTCGCGCAGCCTGTCGAGGTCGCGCAGGAACTCGGCGCGCGTCACCATAGTCGCGCCCAGCCAGACATTGCGCGGAAGCCCTTCCGGCACCATCCGCTGCACGTTGCTGATGCGCTTCGTCAGCAGCAGCCAGTCGAGGCTCGGCGTCTCGCGGATCAGCGTCATGAGGTCTGCGCGCCATTCCGCCGGGGCCTCGTTGTCAAACACGTCGGCCAGGCTCGCACAGAACACGCGGCGGCGCCGGCCATGCTCGGCTGCAAAAGCCGAGTGCTGGCGCTCCCACTGGAGCGGCTTGTTCCAGTTCGCGGAGCTGGTGCGGCTGCGAGCGTTGCCAGCGCCCCACTTCACGCGGCCCTTGCGCAAATCGAAGTCGCGTTCGGCGTAGCAGTGGTCGCAGCCGGGACCTACCTTCGTGCAGCCGATCCACGGGTTGAACGTGGCGTCGGTCCAAGAAATGTCCGTGGTCTCAGCCATTGGGCTTGTCTCCGTCATCGCCGGCCGAACAAGGCATTCCATCCGACGCGCCTGCGGCGCGCGGCTGAATGCCGGCGTTAGGCGGCAATTCCTGCCGGACGTGCCACATGCCAGAAACCCGCGGCTTCCCGTCGGCAACAACCTGCTCCGCTGTCATGCGTGCCGGGATATTGCGAATCTCTGCAATTCGGCTTTCGTCACCCCGCCAGAACTCGCTGTCACCGAGGATTTCATTCTTTACTTCAACAATGATCGTCATATTTCCTCCGGGTGGCTTGCCACCTAACAATTCATTCAAGCCGACGCCTGCGGCGCGGCTTAATTCAGGTGTTAGGCCTTCATGCTGCCCCGTGGCTGTAGCGCGTCACTTTTGCAGCAATGCCGCCTGTCCTGTTTTCCCACAGCAGGGCGCGCCTATCGCCTTCATCAATGGCCGCACTGCTATCGCCGACAAATTCGGCGGCTGGCTCATCGCCATCAGGGCCTCCGTCGGAGTCAACCATTGTTTCGTTGTCGTCAAAATCAGTCACGCCGAAGCGCCATCGTTTAATCATCTCGTTCCTCTCGTCGTTGTGGCTACAGGCCTAACCGTTCGCTCAAGCGGACGCAGGGCGCCGCTTAGCTGTCTGGTTAGGGGTTTCGTCTTCGACCGTCAGTGCAACCCGTTGCAGCCAAGCGCCAAGCGCCCGTTTCTGCGCAGGCGTGTATGCGTTGTTGTCGGCGCACTCGTTGGCTTTGTAGCGGGCGTGATCTATTGCCGCCTTCCACGCCTCTTTCCAGTTGTCCCATGCAACGGATGTTTGAATATCCATGTCGTCGCAAACCTCAAACCCATGTCGTGCTTCAAACTCCATGCGCATCTGTGATTTCATCGCTTCATCCTTTCTGTTATCCACCGCACCCCTAACCCATCGGTCGAGCGCGACGGGCGAAAAGCCGCCCGCGCCTCACCTAAGCGTTGGCCGCCACCTTTGCGCGGTGGCGGGTTCCTACTCTTATGCCGTTTCGAGTGCGCTCTCGTTCCACCAGCTTTCCACGGCGCGGCCGTCGGCGGCTTTGTAGCGCAGCAGGTAGCTGTTCCCACCTACCGCGTATTCCGCTCTGGCGATAATGCTGCCCGTTTCACCGCTGGCCGAAATCTTCACGGTCTGGTTCATGCTGAAGGTAAATCCGTTCATTTGCTGCCCCTGTTCAAAATGCCGTGCCTTCGTTTGGGCGGCACGGCCAACCCGTTAATCAAGCGGGACCGCCGCTAAAGCGGCGTCCCCACAGCTTCTTCCACGCGGACCGGCCTCAGCCCGCGCAGGCGAAGAAAGTCGATCACTGCTTAGCGAGGGCGTCAGCCAGCGCCGCCTCGGCCTTGCGCTGGTCCAGGGATCGAAGCACGCCGGCATTGACCTGCACGAGCAGGCCAGTCTCCTTGATGCGGCCAAGAGCGCCAGTCTCGCTGCCGCCACGCTGCACGGTGCCAAGCCAGTCGATGTTCGGCCGGCGCAGGTCGCCCGGCAGCAAATACAGCTGCCAGCCCGCGAGCGAGACAGTGATGCGTTTTGCGGAGTTGTTCATGGCAAAAGGCCCCGGATTTCTCCAGGGCCTGTCCTATTTAGGCGAGGGATTCGATGCGAGCGATCGTCTCGGCATCGCCCATCCAGCCATACAGATACCAGCCGGTGACGATGCTATTGGGCATCTGGCCGTGGATGTGGATTTCGCCGGTGCTGGTGATGCGGTACTTGCCAGCGCCGAAGGCGTTACGGAGGGCGGCGCGAATGGCGGACTTGGTCATTTCAAAACTCCTTCTGAGTTACCTCTCATTACCGGGAGGTGCCGGGTGGGAGGTCATCTCCCATGGAAAGAACTATACAGACTTCTCGCCGCGCCGTCAACAATGAATTACGGTTTTAGAGCAACACAACATGACTGCCCGACAGGCGTCAAATCAACTACCGATTACGGATACCCAAGAAATCAAGCAAAATGATACAGATGCTTAAGCGAATATGCATATTGACAAACTCAAGGAGTTTGTTGATACTCAAAAACGTGAAGGCGTGCGGGCTTTGGGCTAGTTAAAGCTTAACCAGAATCGGCCAAGCGCGTTTCCCATACGCTTTCGCATACAGGCGCTTGCCCTTGACGGTGATGTAGGCTACGAATTTCACTACATACCCATCAGGGATGGGGAAGTTGAATTTCAACTGTTCCATAGGCACCTCCTTTCTCCGGGGTTTCATCCTGCATCAACAGGATGTTCCGGTGCGGTGGATGCCCGCACGCCATCACAAGCGGTACCGCCACGGCCCGTAGCGAGCGTCTTTTCTCAGGAGCGCGACTCGTTGCGGGCCTTCTTCTTTGCCTTAACTGGGCGGAAATCAGTTAAGGCCGCATCCTCTTCTCATGATTGCTCTCCCGTTGTTGGGTAAAAACCAATTTCGATTACACCAAGTCATTATCGTCTGTAGCGCTTTTCTTCTCGTATGCTGTCAGTTCATCTATGAGACCGAAAACAAATTTGCGGTCATCAGCAGAAAGAGACAACCAACCTGCAGAAGCGGAAATAGTCAGCGTCCCTCCGCTACGCAATGTGACAGTACGGGACTCGCCAGCTCCAACCCCCGGATCGATCTTAGGAGGTATATCGGTAAGCGGGTCAGGCTTTGCTTTTTCTCGTACTGCCGCATGTTCACGTTCGGTTTTTGGTGCGCGGCTATCCAGCAATTCGGCAATCAGTTCATCGTGCCGACGGGCTTGTTTGCTCTCGTTCATACCATCCTCAAGTAGTCTGCAACCTAACAACTCCATCAAGCCGACGTGGCTTCGCCACGCGGCTTATGTCGGGCGTTATACGGCTTAGTGCTGGCCGCGAATCCAGCCGCGCACGCCAGTGAATCATCATCAGATTTCGCGGCAATCTGAAGCCAAGTTTTTAGCGCGCGCTTTTGCGCCGGAGTGTAGGCATAGTTCTTCGCTTGCTTGTTGGCTGTCGCCTCCGCGTGCTCCATCGCAGCGTTCCACGCTATCTTCCAGTTGCCCCACGCGACCTCGGTTTGAATGTCCATGTCGTCGCAAACCTCGAAGCCATGCCATTCCTCAAACTTCTGGCGCACCACCGATTTCATGTCGTCTCCAATTCAAACTGCTCCGGGCACTGGTGCGCCGCAATCCATTTTTTCCACGCATCGCCCACAGCACCGCTGCCTGGGAATAAGTCGTGGAACTCGTCCTCTGGCGTGAGATTCAAGCCCTCAAACATCCAGAAGCAAAACCTGTCAGGTTTCGCGCCGGGGAAGCCGCGCCGCATAGCTATTGGCTCGCTTACGAAATCCCGCCAGGTGTCCTGCTCTCGCGTCCGTAGCCGCGCAAACCGGAATATCACCGGCTCCCATGCCCATGCTCGCGTCACGTTCGCTTTGAAGGCCGCGAACGGCTTGACCCATGCCGCCACCCGCACATCCTCGGGGCACATCGCCAAGATGGTGCGCAGGCTCGGCTCATGCAGGCTCAGTGCCCAAGTGTCGAACTCGTCGCAAAGGCGCTCTATCAACCGCTGGTGCGCTTCTGGCGTGTCGTACTCCGCTGCCGCCTCATGCCGGTCGCCGTAGTGCTTGGCTCCGCATCCGAGGTAGGGCGGGTCTGCGTAGGCTGCTTTCATCGTGTCATCAATCTCCAGCCGTATAACCCGTCAATCCACGGGACTGCCTTCCGGCAGCCCGTGATTTCGTGCGTTGGGCGTCACAGTGCCATCTGTGTTCAGCGTCACTATTTCTGCGTCATCAAACTCAACCCGGTTCAAGTAGCCAGCAGGCTCCAGGCTTTTGTATGCCTCTCGCCACTGCCCGCAATACGAAACAAGCCCGCCAACCATATCCGCGTACCACATCATCGGGTCTTTGCATCCGGTTATCAGCAACATCTGCATTTCAGTCCTCCAAGCCCAACAATCGTTTCAAGCGGGACGCGCGAAAAGCCGCGCGCCCCTTAAACTATGCGTTATGCCGCACGGGTCGCGGCGATCAGGAAATCCCATGCGTGCTTCGGGTTCCCGGTTTCTGCAACTCCGGCAATTGCTGCCCGTCCCAGTACGTCATGCGGTAATTCAGCCGGGACAACCGCAAAGCCCGCACGGGTCAAGGCCGCAATCAGCCTCATCGGCCAGTCCTCAAGCGGCACGTCTTGGTTGTCCATCGCGCAGGCCGCTTCGTAGAGCGCTTCGCGCGGGGTTGCAAACACGCTGTAGTAGCCTTGTTCCATGTCGTTCTCCGGTAGTTCGGCATAACAATTCATTCAAGCCGACGCCGCTTCGCGGCGCGGCTTAATTCAGGCGTTAGGCGTCATGCTCAGTTGCCTTTGCAATCGCCGCCCTCAATTCCTTGTGGGCATCGGTCTGGATACTCAGCGCATCCACCTTACGCGCAGCGGCCAGCAGTTCGTGTGCTGCCGCAATCAGTGCCGCATCGGGGCCGGTGAAGTTCCCGTTGCTGTCCAGTCGTCGCATGTGGGTTCCGCCTTTGTCGGGCCACAGCACAACCCAGCCAGGTTCCTGGTAGGTCGCCAGTCGCTTGGCTTTCCACGGGCCTTTTGTCAGTTCGCTCATCTTCAATCCTCCGCGCCTAACCCGGCGCTCAAGCGGGACCGTCCGCAAGCGGCCGGCCCCTTAGCTCTGCGTTAGATGACTCAAGCCAATCGATGCGCGGCTGCTCTTTACGCAAGGCGTAATACTCAACCTGCACCTTCGCGCTTCCGATCATCTTCCCGGCCAGGTTCGCCAGTTCCGCCGCCTCGCCTGGTTTGATTTCCCCTGCCTTCAGCTTCTCAAATGTCAGCGCCAGCTCTTGCCGCAGTTCGTCACAGTTTTTCATTTATCGCCCTTTTCAGTCGCATCAATTCTCGGTGTGCATCCACCAGCGTTTGCGGTAGCTCGCTACCCTTCATCCCGGTTCGCTGTGCCAGTACGCGCCGCACAAAGCAATCTGCCAGCGTGTCGCGGTAGTGCTCTCGCAGTTGCTTTTCCCGTGCCCGCAGTTCTGCGCTTTCCTTCCGCTTCACAACTTTTGCCGCAAGCACTTCGGGTTTCCGCGCCCACTTGCTGTTTGTCGCCTTCCTGCGCTCCGGGTGCCGTTCCAGATATTTGCGCTTCTTCTGCGCTGCTTCTGCCGGGTGCGCCATCTCCCACGCCCGCGCCTTTGCAATCATCCGTTCCCGGTTCGCCGCGTACCATTTCTTGTAATCGTCCTTGTTCGCGTATGGCATCGCCGTCCCCTAACAGAAAATAGATCGCCTCGATCAACGGGCTGCCAGGGTCGGCGCCCAGCTGTGTATAGATCGGATCAAGCGCGTCATCCACGGCGCGTTGGCGATCCATCCACCTCTGAAGTATCGGCTCGATTTGATCGGCAGTCATGCGGCCTCCCTCGCGCGCCACCGCGCCACAATCCACGGGTGTGCAGACAGCGCCGCGTTGTAACCGGCAGGGCCGCCCACCAGCACGGCCAACAACTGCGGCACGCTTGCATCGGGGACGTAGCGCCACAGGGTGAGCTGGGCGGTGCCGATCGCCAGGCTGGTGAGGCTACCCATCACGCGCGCGCGGTGGATGACGTTCTGCTGCTGGAACACCAGCAGAAACACTGTGGCGAATGCGGCCAGGAAGAGGGCGAGTTCGGTCATTTCGCGATGTGCCTGGTGATGCGAACGCCATCGCGTTCCTCGACGGTGGTTTTGCCGTTGCGGTCGTTCTGCAGCACCTGCACGCCGCCAGGTCTGCGCGCCGCGCACTCGCGCGCGCTGAACTGGCGGTAGAGCTCGGCCAGCGTGGCGTCGTCGTCAGGCGTCCAGGGCATCATGCGCACTTCTCCATCTCGTACTGCACCAGCAGCGCGTTGATCGTGGCGATCAGGTCGGCATGCGGCGCCTGCAGTTCTGGCATGCGGCTGACGATCTCGGCCGCGAACGCTGCCGGATCGCGGCCATCGCGCGCGCACTGCCACGCCAGTGATTGCACCGAGTCTCGCGCCATGTCGTTGAGCCGCTCACGCGGCCATCTCGTCGAGCGCAGCGAGTCCATTTCCAGGCGACCGATCGGCGCGGCTGGATATTCGGCAGCGCGGATCGCCACAATGCTCTCCACCGATGTCAGCGGAATCTGCCGCAGCGCATCGAGGGCGGCGCTTACCGCTTTGTCGTAGGCCTTCTTGATCCGGTCCGCCTCGACGATGTCGGCGCCGAGCCGGTTCGTCGCGCGGTCGACAAGCAGGCTGGCGGCACGGATCAGGCCGATTTCTTTGTCGGTGAACACGCCATGCAGCGCGTTGCGGTTGCTCATCGTCTCGTCCGCCAGGGCGCGAATCGCCGTGGCAGAGCGTTTCAGATAGCTCTTCCGTTTGCGGATTTCATCGCCGCCCTTGTAGCGCGCCTCGCTGCGCTGTCGCTCTGTCAGGCTCATGCAGCCTCCATCGCCGGCTGCATGTCCAGCGCGTGCCGATACGCCACGTCGCTGAGCGTGCGGATGTCGTCGAGCTGCGGCGCGTTCGGCGCCGCCACGCTGATGTTCACATACATGCTGCCGAGCATCCGCGCCAGCGAATGCCAGCGGCACATATCTGGCCGCAGCAGCGCATCGCGCCAGCGAACCAGCACAATCCCTGGGATTCCGTCGATCGTGCTCATGCCGCCTCCCGCACCCGGCAGCGCGCCAGGCGAAAAGCGATGCGCGGGCCGTAGCCGCGGCGGATGTAGTGGGCAAACAGTCTCAGCATGGTGTGCTCCTGGTTGTGAGTGGTGCCAGCGCTCTCCCGGCCTGTCGCGGGGCTCTCGTTATCCCGTCACGGCCTGTATCGCTCTCAGGCTGCGGCGCTGTTCGGTCGGCCAGCGCGGCCGCCCCGTTTACGTCGCGGCAACGGCTGGAGGTGGTTCCGCGGTGGCCTGTGGCCAGCAGCCCGACGCGACGCGTCATTGGGCGCTTGCGGCGCGATCCTCCAGGCATGCCTGGGTGACGGCGCAATTCTGGAATCGCGCGAACCTCCGGGCCTATAGCCGCTCGGTGGGCTGTGCTGCGTTGTGCGTCTCCCCCAACACCCTGCGTCTTCGTGAGGCTCCTAGCCGGTTGTCCGACCGTGGGATGGGTCTGTGCCCATCACGTCTGCCGCTTGGGGTGCGCAACGGGGCGCGCGGCTCCGGGGTGATTAAAGTATAGAAGCGCTATACGAATAAAGTCAAGCACAACTAGACTTTATGGCACAATGAAGCCGCGCCCAACGTGGGCGAGTCGAAAAGGAGTCAGGAATGGCTACGACATTACCGCCGCAGTATCGGGCGGCGAAGTTGCGCTGCGTGTTGCCCTACCACGCGGAGAATGACCGGATGGGGGTTGGATTTGAACTCGAAGATGGGACGGTGCTGCGGCTCGCGCTGGACGGCGCGAGTATGCGAGCATTGATCGAGTGGGGCGGGGATTACCTGGTGAGCGGTTGCCAGTCGCCCAGGTCGTCGGAGATTCCGAGTGTGGCTGGGTCGGTCGATCCGGGCCAGTCGCAATGTCCGCCGGCGAGGTTCCCATTGGGAAACCATCCCCTTTGTGACACCGCACAATTCCCCCAGTTGCTCCTGGTTCATGGAATTGGAAGTGCGAAGCTGTCGAAGCCGGATTCCGATACTCATGTGCTGAGCGTACAGCAAAGCTAAACCAAACTGGTCTAGAAATACTTGACTTTGTTCGTATAGCATGACTAGACTAGCTCCATGGACATTAGCGAAGTAGCAAAGTACGCGGGAGGCGTCGTTGCGCTGTCAAAGGCGCTTGGCTTGAGCCGTGGGGCGGTATCTCAATGGCAGGCCGTTCCGGCTGATCGCGTTCTTGCGGTTTGCTCCCTTGCTGGGTGGAGAGTAACCCCGCACCAGATTCGTCCTGACCTCTACCCGAATCCGGGCGATGCGCTACCGGCGGAGCAGGCAGACGCATGACACCCCGTACCACGCTGGCAGGCCGTGCCTCCACCAATGTCTGCTGCTTGCAAGGTCGCCCCGGCGGTAAAGCGCCCGCCGGGGCTTTTTTTGGAGCGAACCATGCTTGAGCGCAAGGCCGGGGTGCATGCCGGCATGAACTTCCTGGCCAACGAGTGCGGCTACCAGGCCGCGCCGGTGGAGCCGGCAGACGAAGCGGCCGACCTGATGCGCAAATACGTGTGCGGGCGGTGAAGTGATGGCCCGCCGTCAAAGCCGCACCGCCAACCCCCACCTGCGCCGCATGTTCGCCCTGGCGCGTGTGATCCCCAAGCGCAGGAGCGCCGCCCAGGTGTGGTTCGCCGAGGCCCGCGCGCTGCTGTCGGAGCCGGCCCGCGATGGGCGAAAGGGACAGTAACCGCGCGGCGTTTCCTGCGACGGCGCGGATTATAGACGAGCTGCGCGAGGTGTTCGGGCCGGACGTGAAGTTGGTGTGGGCCGAGGAAAACGGCCGCGAGGTTGGGCGGCGCGAGGTGCCGGGGGTGATGGTGTCGAGCGCGCAGATGGTACTTAAAACGCCGGCGCTGCCGGCACAAACGAAAGGGAAGAAATGATCTTGTCGGGATTGGTGCGGCTGGGCCGCGACGCGAGCCTGCGCCATTTGAGCGATGGCACGCCGGTGCTGAACATGGCGCTGGCTTATAGCTGGGGGCAGAAGGATGGCGGCGGCAACCGCATGACGCAGTGGCTGGATGCGGCGCTGTTCGGCAAGCGCGCGGAGTCGCTGGCGCCGCACTTGACCAAGGGCACGGCGGTGGACGTGGTACTGGATGATGTACGCATCGACGAATGGACTCGGCAGGACGGCACGCCGGGCAAGCCGAAGCTGGTGGGCCGGGTGGTGCTGCTGGAGTTTGCCGGGCGCGCGAACGGCGAGCGCGGGACGTCGCCGGCGCCGCGGCAGGCGCCGGCGGCGCCGGCGCATGAGGATCCGGCGGCCGACGATATTCCGTTCTGATGGGCGCGGCGATGCAGATGAAGACCGCGCCGCACAGCGTGGAGGCCGAGCAGGCGATTCTCGGCGCGCTGCTGATGGACCCGACGGCATGGGACCGCATTGCGAGCCTGGTGGGCGAGGGGGATTTTTTCTCGCTCGACCACCGGCTGATTTTCCGCGCGTTTTTGGGCTTGATCGAGGGCGGCAAGGCGGTGGACGTGGTGGTTCTTGCGGAGTCGCTCGACCGTACCGGGTCGCTGGATTCGGTGGGCGGTCTCCCGTACCTGGTGCAGTTGCAGTCGTCGTCGACCGGCGCCGGCAACATCGTGCGCTATGCGGAGATCGTGAGCGAGCGCGCGTTGAAGCGCCGGCTGATTGCAACGCTCACCGAGGTGACCGATAAGGTGTACTCGGTGGGCACGATGGCGGCACGCGAACTGCTGGAGTTTGCGCAGGCGCGGATGATGGCGATTGCGGATTCTGCGGTGCAACGCACGGGCGGCCTGCAGCACGTGGGCACGGTGATGGCGGAAACGATTGCGCACATCGACGACCTGATGACGCGAAAGCAGGTGTCGGACGTGACCGGGCTTTCGACCGGCTTTGCGAAGCTGGACAAGATGACGACCGGCCTGCAACCGGGCCAGCTGGTGATTCTGGCGGCGCGCCCCGCGATGGGCAAGACGACGCTGGCGATGAACATTGCCGAGCACGCGGCCACGCACGGCGGCGCGCGGGTGGCGTTTTTTAGCCTGGAGATGATCAACAAGCAGCTCGGCATGCGCATGCTCTCGCGCGCGACGCAGGTGCACCAGCAGCGGGTGCGGGTGGGCCGGGTGAGCCAGGCCGAGTTCGAGCGCCTGCACGACACGAGCGTGCGCCTGCGCGAGACAAAAATCTACCTCGACGACGAAGGGTCGATTTCCGTGCAGGAAATCCGCGCCCGCTGCCGCCGCCTGGCGCGCGAGCTGGGCGGGCTCGACCTGGTGGTGATCGACTACCTGCAACTGATCGAGATTGTGAACGGCTCGGATAACCGGGCGAACGACCTGGCGGCGGTGTCGCGCGCATTGAAGACGCTGGCGAAGGAGCTGCACGCGCCGGTGATTGCGCTGTCGCAGCTAAATCGCGGGCTGGAAAACCGGCCGAACAAGCGCCCGATCATGAGCGACCTGCGGGAGTCTGGCGGCATCGAGCAGGACGCGGACGTGATCCTGTTCGTCTACCGCGACGAGGTGTACCACGAGGACAGCCCGGACAAGGGCATCGCCGAGATCATCATCGGCAAACAGCGCGACGGCCCGACCGGGACGGTGCATGTTGGGTTCCGCGGGGAGTTCGTGCGCTTCGAGGATCGCCACCCGGACGCGCAGGTGCCGTCGATGGTGGAACGCGCCAACCGCCCGCAGAGGGGCAAAACAGGCTCGCCACGCGGCGCACGCGAGTCTTCGTACGTGGATATGTGAGCAGGCGGATTTGAACGCGCCACAGGGCGTTTTTGCGGCGGAATATTCCGCGCGATTTTTGAGGGGCAACCATGAGTACAAGTGCGGTAGTGGATGCGTGGCAGGCGGATATTCCGCCGCTGCAAAAGCTGGTGCTGCTGGCGCTGGCGGATGGCGTGAGCTGCGATGGCACGCTTGGGTTTGATGTCGCGCCGCTGTGCTCTCAATGCAGCATGGTTGATTCGGTTTTGGTGCAGGTGCTCGACGGTTTGGCTGATGGCGGATGGATTGCTTACCGCATCGAATCAGGACGCCTGACTGGTCGGCTGAATGGTTATGGGGAGATGGCGGCATGAGCGTTAATCTTGTGAAATGGGCGATTCGTCAGCAACTGACGGCAACGCAGAAGCTGGTGCTGATTGTGCTCGCCGAGCATGGCGACAAGGACGGCAGGTGTTTCCCTGGGCAGGCATTGCTGTCGCGTGAAACCAGCCTGACTGAGCGGGCTGTTCGTGAGGCGATCAAGGTGTTGCGAGAGGTCGGCTTGATTGAGGTGCAGCGACGGACGTTTTTCAAAGGTGGTTCAACCTCGAATTACTACACATTCAACGTGGAAGTCGAGGTTGAAAAAATACCTGAAGAGATCATGGATGAAGACAAAACCGGACCGGAACCAGGTTCCTATCCGGTGGCAACCGGACCGGAACTTGGTTCCTCTTCCGGACAGGAACCAGGTTCCTCACCGTATAAGGAAGAACCACTAGTATTAACCACCAGAAGCGCGCACGTGCGCGCGCGCGACGCTTCGGTGATCTTCGATACCGAACGCAATGCGTTCCAGGTTGCACCCGAAGTGCTCGACGCCTGGGTTGAGCGATACCGACGCGTTGTGGATCCCGATCATTGGTCGCCCGACATGGCCGAGGAATGGGTACGCCACCAGGTGCGAAGCGCAGCGGTGTATCTCTCCGACCCTGCCAAGCGGCGTAAGTACCGCGACCTCAAGCGATTCCTCGAGAACCAGCTCAGCCGAGCAGGTGAGCGCCTGATCGTGCCCCATGCAAGATACCCGCAGCGCAGCCAGTCGAGGGCCGCAGCATGATCCCGCACATCAACGACAGACTCAACGACTGGGCATCATGGGTTGCCAGCGGTCGTAAGGTGGTTGGACTGGGCTACCCCAGCCAGTGCGCGTTCCAGCGGCTGACCCCGTCGGGCAGCAATCTGCGTGCACCAATCGAGAACGAGTACGCCTGGGAGATTGAGCGCGCCGTCCACGATCTCGATGCCAATCTGCGCGACGTGGTCGAGCAGTTTTATTTGCATGCGGGCACGGTCGACTCGCAAGCCAAAGCACTGCGCATATGCCGTGACACGCTGTACGTGCGTCTGCACATGGCGCATACGAAGATCATGGACTGGCTGCAATGCGCAGATGATGATCGGGGACGCTTGACAGCCTCCGACAGATTTGCTACAAATCGGCTATGCTGAGATTAGCTGTCACCACACAACCCGCGCAAGCGGGTTTTTTTATGCCCACAGCAGCCCCAAGACCCTGCACCTACCCCGGATGCGGTGTCCTGGTCCGCGACGGCACCAGCCGCTGCGGCAAGCACAAGCACATCGAACAACGCCAGGCAGACCAGCAGCGCGGCACATCAAGCCAGCGCGGCTACGGCAGCCGATGGCAAAAGGCCCGCGAGGGATTCCTCAGAAAACACCCGCTCTGCGCTCACCACCAAGAGCGCGGCGAAGTCGTGCCGGCCACAGTGGTCGACCACAAGATCCCGCACAAGGGCGACAAGGTGCTGTTCTGGGACAAGACAAACTGGCAGTCGCTATGCAAGCCCTGCCACGACGCGAAGACAGCCCGCGAAGACGGCGGCTTCGGCCGGTAGGGGGGGGGCAAAAAGTCCAGCCCCCCACCGCGCTAGAC